AAACTGGCTGCCCCGCTGGCTGATCGAAGGAAACGATACCGGCTGGTTCATGAAAATCCGCCCCAGGTAACTATGCGCCCCATCGAACACAGCACCGAGTCGTCCTTCCACAAGGCCGCCACCGACCAGTGGCTGATCGACCGTTTCAACTCGGGCGACTACCGTGGCCTCCTCGAAGCTGCCCTGGTACTCAACACTCTCCATCAGCTGGAGAAAACAAAGGCCAACTGGGCAATCCGCGAAGCAGCGGACAACCTAGCTGGCCAATTCGGCATGGACCGCGACTCGGCTTAGTCGCCCTGCTCCAGCTGCTGGATATACCCCTGGTATAGACCGGTATAGAGCGAGTGGAACGGATGCTCGGGCTTATCCCGGCCATCTTGTACATAAAGCTTGTCCAAGAAGTCGGAGCGCATCTGATCGACGCAAACCCGCGCCCAAGCCTGCGTCGCCCAATCAGCTGGTGTGCTCATCCTGCTTTTTCTCCACGAGTTTGAGTCGCCGATTCCGTTCTTCCCTGGGACCGGCGTGCGACCGCGCCAGCCTAGGCTTCACCGCCGGAATCGGCGGCACCTCCACCATGCAATTCGGGTAAAGATTCCTTGCCGCCTGGAGCGCGTGATTCAACGACAACCCCTTGAACAAATCTCGCTTGGCACCCCTACCGGGCATCCACACGGTCAGTTCGTAGGACTTCAACTGGGACGTCATTTCCAGGACCGTGGATAGGCGGGTTCTTCAATGCTATGAACAGCAACAATGCTGTCAGTACACAGAGCAACAACTTTTGCCGCCTCCACCGCCCTCTCGTAGGTGACCCAGCTGGAGGCATCTTCTTTGGTTGTCGTGTAGCCAATTCCGTTACCTGGACCGTAAACCGCTGTGACCCAACGATCCCCGGCCATAACCACATAACGCGTCATCGGTAATCAAAAAATTACTATGTAAGCCTAGTGACTCTACCGCACCAGCATCAGACTGTGACGACTTATCACTGCGTCTTATGCGTCTTGATCTGATCCTGTTTCTTCTTGCTTGGAGCGCATCCTTCCCTGCACCCGCCGCTGCACCGACTCAGCCCACGCAGCTTTATCTGCTGCCTCCGCCGCCTTGTAATCCGACGCCGGCAACGCTTTTTCCAACGCCGTATAAACCATCTCCCGCAACAACCCGGTCACACGCTTGCCTTCACTGGCAGCCAATTTTTCCGCCAGCTTGTACCGATGGCTGTCCAACAACAGCTGGCAATAAATCTTCGAACCGTGCTGGAGCGGCATGGCTAGCGGTCTAGTCTCCTACACAATACCATACTGAGACACACTAGACGCCCCAGCGCACATCATCGTCCACCTTTTTCCGCCACGAATTGGACTGAGCAAACCTCGCCCCATTCCTCTTCTGCCTGGAACCCCCACGAATTTGCCTGGCCCACTCCAAAAAAGCCGCCATCCGATGCAAATCCGCCGTCTTCGCCTGGCGCACCTCCCGCATCAACCACTCCATTACCAATTCGCGGCCAGTGCGGGCTGGACTCATAAGACGCAATCTGAGACTCGCATGATGGACTGGATCATGCAGCCAGGGTATTCATGCCGCACCATCTGCTGGGCATGGAACGCATCTGGCGCCACGACAAAGACGTCGAGCATCGGGCCGTGAAGGCGATACATCCTGACCCGATACTCAAAGTCTTGGCGCGTCACTTTGCTTGATCCCAGCTCAATCCGACCTTAGCCTCGGCCAGCGGCGGAATATCTCCAAGCCAGCGAGCCTCACATTCTTCCATGATTGTTTGCAGCTGAAGCGCCCAAGTTTCAGCGTGTTCTTCTACGACGAGCAAGATGATCTCGTCATGCACCACGCCGGCCAAGCGCACGATGTCCTCCCCGTCTGCTCTAAGGAGCGGCCACAACTTGCTGAGCGTAAGTTTGAGCACGGCGGCACCAGCTCCCTGGATGGGAGTGTTGCAACGAGTGGTGAGTTTGTTGTTCTCGCCCGGAAGAAACCGCCGGAGCCCCGATATGCGGATGTTGATAGATGGATTGTTCGTAGCCGCATCAGCAGCGCGAGCATTTTTGTACTGCCAATCGTGGATCCCCGTATAAGCAGCGTGGAACTTTTCCCGCACTTCTTTCGCCTCATCAATATCCATCTGGATTCCCATTGTTGCTGCATAGTTTCTGAGTCCTTTTGCACCGCTTCCGTATAACAAACCGAAGTTGGCCGACTTTGCAATCTGCCGCTGTTCCTTCGTAACCTCATCCTCGGCAACCCCGTAGATCTGCATCGCCGTAATCGTATGCAGGTCTTTCCCCTGCTGGAACGCCTGAGTCATAAGCGGGTCTTGAGCTTCGGCAGCCGCCAGCCGCATCTCCATCCCGCCGTAGTCCGCTACAACCAGTCGCCAACCAGCTGGAGCCTGCACGCACGCCCTAAACCGCTGATCCCGTGGAATCTGTTGCAAGTTGGGACTCATGCAACTCATCCGCCCAGTATCAGCCCCCATCTGCAAATAACTGGCACGAATAAAGCCATCTTTCGACAAATTCTTTAACAAAGTCTCCGCCATCTGCCGCCGCTTTTCTACACGCTTCCACCGCAAATAATCAGCAATAACTTTATGTTCCGCCACATACTCTTGGAGCGCAGCCTTACTTGCACTTTTCTTTTCCGTCTTTGGATCAATCGGCGGTTCACCCAACAACGCGGTGAACTTCTTGAGCAACTGCACCGGACTATTTAAGTTAAAAATCTCGGCGTCAATCTTTTTACCTTTCGCTCCAGGCTTTGTCTGGTACAGCAGTTTCCCGTCCAACCCGCGACACAGTTTGGCGCCTTCGGGCAGTGCAGCATCAAAGTCCTCGATGAACTTCTCGCCGATCTCGTGGTGCTCGATGTCGAGGTCTTCGATTAGTTGAATAAGGGAATCCTTATTAAAGGGAAGGCCGGTTCGCCATAATTGCGCCATCGCCGGCAATGCCTTGCACTCCAGCTGCCACGCCGGATAGAGACCACCAGTAGCCATCCGCTGTGCGACCTGCCGCTCCAGCTCGGTCAATACCACCACATCCTTGGCGGCATAGGCCATTTGGCTCTCGGTGAGATCACCCGACCAATCACTCTTCTGCTCCTCCTTGGAGATCTCCTCCTTGAGATACCGCTTCACCACATGCTGGAGGCCGTGCTTGACGTTGGCCAAACCGTTGGTGAGCACCCGGCTGGCGAGCATGGTGCACAAGATCGTGCCAGCGGGATAGATCTCATATTCCTGGAGCCAACCCAGATCAAACACCGCGTTGTGCGCGATCCAAGTGCGCTCGGTCTCAAAGAACTGCTCCAGCTCAATCCAATCGTTGGTCTCAAGCTGGAAGCAGTCGATCACAACGGGCGCCTGCCCCAGCGTGCACAACTGCAATAACCGTAACCCGCCAAATGTCGGCTGGAGCCCAGTCGTCTCCACGTCAAACGCAACCGTTTTCGCCCCCTCCAGAGTGGAGAGGTGCTCGATGCCAAAAAGGATTTCCATGCCTGGTAGGGCTTGTACTCTCCTACTCTAGCAGATCTCCAAGCTCGCGGGCAGCGCACAATTCGGCAAGGACCGTCCCACCCTCGGGAAACCCCAACGTGCAGCGGTGGTACCAGTGCACGCACCGCCGGCATACGCCGCCATCCTCCAGCGGCTTGTACTTCTCCAACATTGTCTGCAGTCGGCGCTCCTCTTTTCCTGCATCACTGGCGCGATAACAGGTGAAGCACTCCACGGCATTTGTAGTCGCCCGGCCACAGGTAATACACGGCCGGCTGTTGATTGGGATGCCCATCAGAAAAACTTGATTCGTAAAAATCCAGATAATCGTTTCAGCTTCCCGGTGCGTGTGTGCTGCGCCGCCCCATCGGGCAACTCAACCTCGACTGTGAAGACTTTGTGCCCGCACGCCGGACACTCTCGCTGGCGCAGAACCGACTCCGCGGTATCCCGGCAACTCCGCGCCACACCCATCCGCTCAAAATCACACCTGCTGCAGCGCATCAGATGATCGTCTTGGTCTGATGGTTTGGATCCGACTCATCCAAGTGACACTCCGGCCCAAAACCAGTGGCTAGTAGCTCATCGGTTAGCGCCAAAGCAGGTTGTGGATCATCAACCACCATTTCATTAACGTCAAAACTCTTTAACCACTCTCGAAACTGATCGCCAGTCGGTGTTTTAGCCGGCCAACCCACAAACTTCAGCAGTTGTTTTTGCTCACGGAACGCCATGCTGACGTGAGGCTTCCACGCAATAAATAACGCCCCATTCCAACGATCCCACTGGCGCACAACAATCAAACCCGGTACCTGGAACGAACTCGTTTTCATTGTTAGAGGTAGATGTTGGCCCAGGTAATCAACTCTTTCCGGTTGAACGGTCCAGCTGGCTCACCATCCGGCAACTTGACCGTGTACGTCGGCATGTCGTGGGGCTGCTTCTCAACCCACCCACCTTTCCGGTGCACGGCATACGTCACCAACTTGATCGTGCGAAACCTAGTCGGCATCGGGCAGTGCCTCCAGTGCACGGCAAATAGTGGCCTTGTCAACGATTGGATCGGAACACAGTGATCCGCTGTTCAACCGAGCAAGTGCAGCCAATGCCTTTTCCTTCAAACTTGGCGACTTAGGGCGGCGGGCGGCGCGGATTTTGTTGGCAATGGCTCGGGTGCTGTAAAAACTTACGTCAGCTAAGCACGCCTCCAACTCCTGATCAGCGCCCCAGCGGGCGGCTTGGATACAAAGCAGTTGTTCGCGCTGAGGAAATTTGTAACCGTCGAATACACCAGAGGGTAATGCTGTTCTCCACTCTTGCATCAGCTCCGGCGGCGGGGTAATCGGGTGTTGTTCAGTCATGGCGATAAGGCTCCGTAGCCAACGTGTTAATCAACCGGTTCAAGTACCAGCGACATTTTTCCGCATCTTCCAGCGGATCTTTTTTCAACCACATCCGGCTGAGATACTTCAGGCACTGCCACTGGAGCGCACCAGTCACAGCATCTGGAGCGTGCTGTACCCAGTCCTCCAGTACCTCAATAACCTCCATCTTTCCGGAGGTGTAGTGAGACGGATGATTAACAACATCCGTTACGTCAACTTGAAATTCGTTCATCCTTTAGAAGCCTGTACTTGGGTGTCGCCGTAATAACGGCCAGTCTTTGAATAGTCCTTGCTCGGCAGCAATGTCAGCGTGTGGAACACAATCTGCCCAATCCGCATCCCAGGCCACAACGGCACCGCGTGCATGGATCGAGCGTTCTGCAATTCCAGCGTGAGCCTGCCGGCGTAACCGGGATCGACGTACCCCGCAAGGAGATGCTCGATCCCTTCACGCGCCCGGCTGGATTTGAGCGCCAGCTGCCCAGCAATACAGTCAGGCAGCCGGAACTCCTCCAACGTCTCCGCCAGCACGAACTCATGCGGCTGGAGCATGAACGGTTCTTCCTCCGTGTGCCCTGCAATGGAGCGGTGGACTAACTGGTAGGTCAACGGCGACTCCACCAGCAAGTTCTCGCCGAGTCTCACATCGAGACTTGCGGGATTCACCAACTCCACCTGGAACGGCGTCACGAGATCACGCCGCGCCAACGCAAAGATGTCAACGTCCGAAAGAACCGCCACCGTCAGATCACCACCGTGGTCGGCTGATCCTGCTGGAGCGACACATGTTTCCAGGTCTTGCCCCACTTGATGCAGTTGATCGTGGTGCTGTGCACGCCAAACTCACGCGCAATCTTGGCCACCGACTTACCGCCAGCCTGCAACTGGCGCTTGATCTCCAGCACCTTCTTCTCCGTCAACGCCGCCCGCGTCTTGCGGCTGGACTTACGAGTCTTACTTTGAGACTGGCGTACGGACTTTGTACGGACAATTTCCTCGCCGGCGGGCAGCGGGATGGTCTGCTGGGGCTTGTTCAGGTCGATCTCAACGTGCTGGGCAGCGTTGATAGCAACGAAGGCTTGCTCCAGGGCAGTGG